CTGAGCCCGATGAGCAGTACTTACAAGCTCGTTTGCCCGCATTGCCATGGGCGCATGCGTATCCGCACCTCGGAAGGTCAACACATCTTCCTACGCATCGCCTATCTGCAGTGCATCAACGAGGCCTGTTCCTGGAGCGTTCGGGCCGAGTTTCAGATGACCCACGAAATGGCTCCGAGCGGCATGCCGAACCCGACGGTACAGCTGCCGCAGGCCACCCGGGCACACCGCCGCGAGGCAATGCGTTCGGTGGACGACACGCAACTGGATCTGGTCGATCAACTGGAGAGCGAAGCGCTATGAGCAGTACAGAGGTGAACGCCATGGATTACCGCGAGCAGATGCAACAGGCCGCCCTCGACTTCCTCCGTCGCCATCAGGCCGAGCACCTGGGCGACGATCAGCGCCTGTTCGAGCGGGCCTGCGACTACCTGGTGAATGGTCTGGACGTGCCGGCCTTCATGGCGCCGCGTTTGGCCCATCTGGCCATGACCCAACTGGTCGAGCGCCCGGCCCGCGTCATCGTCGCCCGCGCCGCCAGCGATGCCGAGCGCGCCTGCTTGGTCAACTCGCTGACCGGCGAGAGCGCCCTGGTTCCCCAGCGGTGGTTGCCGCATCGCCTGCAGTGCCTGGCGTCGCCTCCGGCGGCCGCCGTCACTCGCTGACCCTCCCTTGAATTAACCCCTCTCCATACCCGCCTGAGCGCGGGTAGGGGGAAGTTGCGCCCGAAAGGTGACGACATGAGCAATATCACCCTGCAAATCCAGCTCGACCGGCAGCAGGCAGAGGCCTATCTGCGCTGGCTGGTGAGCCAATACGAACAGGTCATGGCCGAGTGCTGGTACGACGACCGTTACCGCCACACTCCGACCGGCTTCCGCGGCCCCCGCATCCTCAAGGACCACCCGCACATCGTCGGCATCGGCCGCTCTGCGCGTGAGCTGCACAAGCTGCTGCAGGAGCGTGGGCTGTGACCAAGAGTTTCCCCATGGACCCCGCGATCCGCGGTGAGGTGCTGCGCCGTCTGGAGCAGGACTACGGCCTCAAGCCGCGTTCCGGCACGAAGTATCTGCGCGGCGGCCAGTGCCCGGCCTGCGGCAAGAAGGAGCTGTTCAGCCGGCAGGACGAGCCCTGGTTCATCAAGTGCGGCCGGGAGTCCAAGTGCGGCCAGCAGTGGCACGTCAAGGAGCTGTACGAGGACCTGTTCGACGACTGGAGCAAGCGTGCGCCGGCTACCGAAAAGGAGCCAACCGCCACGGCCAAGAGCTACCTGCAGAACGCCCGCGGCTTTCGTCTGGAGCTGATCGAGGGCTGGTACACCCAGGAGAACTACTGGAGCCGCGAGCTGGGAGAGGGCAGCGCCACCGTGCGTTTTGCTCTGGAGCAGGGCGGCTACTGGGAGCGGCTGATCGACCGCCCGCACCGCTTCGGCAAGCAGAAGGCGCGCTTCGCTCCCGGCCAGTCGCCCAAAGGGCATTGGTGGTGTCCGCCGTGCGTGGATCTGTTCCAGGTCAGCGAGCTATGGATCGTCGAGGGCATCTTCGACGCCATCGCCCTGCTGCACCACGGCATCGCAGCCGTGTCGGCCATGAGCTGCAACCTGTTCCCGGGCGAGTCGCTCAAGGAGCTGGCGCGCAACCGCGGCGGCAAGCTGCCGCGCCTGGTCTGGGCGCTGGATAACGAGCCGGGCGCACAGCGCTATACCCGCCGCTGGGTGAGGGCCGCGCGCGAGCTGGGCTACGCCTGCGAGGCCGCGCAGATTCCGCAGCGCGACGGGCGCAAGGTGGACTGGAACGACCTGCATCAGCGCTGGCAGTTCGTCGAGGGCGACGACCAGCGCGCCGAGCAGCGCGAGCGCGACCTCAAGGAGGCCCGCCACCAGGGTGCGCTGCTGATCGCCGAGAGCGCCGCGGAAAAGGCGATTCTGCTGTACGAGTGGCGCGAGCGGCACGAATTCCACTTCGGCTTCGAGAACCGCCTGTACTGGTTCAAGCTCGACCTGGAGAAGTTCAACAAGGCCAAGCAGGCCCTGGAGGACAGCGAGCACCAGGACGACAAGCTGCTCAACGATCGGCAGATGCGCGAGAAGGCGCTGCGCCAGTCCGGCTGTGTGGTGGAGATCGCCAACTGCTACCCGCAGGCGCTGTATTTCCAGCGCAACGAGGTGACGGACGAGGCCTGGTACTACTTCCGCATCGACTTTCCGCACGATGCGCCGCCGGTGCGCAACACCTTCACTGGCGGCCAGGTCGCGGCCGCGTCTGAGTTCAAGAAGCGCCTGCTGGGCATGGCGGCGGGCGCCGTGTTCACCGGGACCGGCGCCCAGCTGGACAAGATCATGAAGGACCAGCTGTTCGGCCTGAAAACCGTGCAGACCATCGACTACATCGGCTACAGCAAGGAGCACGGCTGCTACGTGTTCGGCGACCTGGCCGTGCGCGGCGGCATCGTGGAGCAGGCCAACAGCGAGGACTACTTCGAGTTCAAGCAGCTACGCCTCAAGACGCTGCAGAAGAGCATCCGCCTGGAGATCGCCCGGGACGACAAGGGCTACCGGGCCGAGTGGCTGGACTGGCTGTGGACCTGTTTCGGTGCCCAGGGCATCGTCGCGCTGGCGTTCTGGTTCGGCTCGCTGTTCGCCGAGCAGATCCGCACCGAGTTCCAGAGCTTCCCGTTCCTGGAGGTGACCGGCGAGGCCGGGGCGGGAAAGTCGACCCTGCTGATGTTCCTCTGGAAGCTGTTCGGCCGCCCGGACGAGGAGGGCAAGGACCCGTCGAAGATGTCCAAGGCCGGCCTGCGCCGCTGGATGGGGCAGGTATCCGGCATGCCGCTGGTACTGCTCGAGGCCGACCGTAGCGACAACGACCGCACCGCTGCCAAGGCCTACGACTGGGACGAGCTCAAGCCGCTGTTCAACGGCGGCACCCTGGGCGTGACCGGGGTGAAGACCGCGGGCAACGAGACTTACGAGCCGCCGTTCCGCGGGACCATCGTCATCAGCCAGAACGCCACCGTCGAGGCGAGCGAGGCGATCCTCACCCGTATCGTCAAGCTGCACTTCGTGCGGCCGCAGGTCACCAGCGCGAGCCGCGCCGCGGCGGACAACCTCAACCACCTGAGCGCCCTGGACGTGAGCCACTTCCTGCTGATGGCCGCCAAGGCCGAGGGGAGGGTGCTGGAGGCGTTCCGCGAGCGGGTGAGGGCGCACGAGCAGGCTCTGCGTGCCCTGGGCGAGATCCGCATCGAGCGGATCATCAAGAACCACGCCCAGTTGCTGGCCCTGGTCGATGCGCTGCGCCTGGTGATCCCACTGGGAGAGGAACAGCACGCCGCCGCCCTGCGCGAACTCACTGCCATGGCCATTGCCCGGCAGAGCTCCGTCAACGCCGACCCGGTCGAGGTGGCCGAGTTCTGGGAGGTATTCGACTACCTGCAGGGGATCAACGACGAACCGGTGGTGGACCACAGCAAGAAGCCGGACGTGATCGCCATCAACCTCAACGAGTTCTGCGAGCGCGCCGCCGAGCACCGCCAGAAGCTGGCCGACATCGGCACCCTGCGCAACCTGCTGCCCAACAGCCGCTCGCGCAAGTTCCTGGAGAAGAACAGGGCCGTCGACAGCGCCGTGCGCGCGGCCTTCAACCTACGCAACCCCATGTCCAGCCGTTGCACCACGGTGAAGTGCTGGATGTTCCAGAACCCAGACGCCGGCAAGCGCGGCAACGCTTGATCGGCTGTATCAACCCCAAGGAGAAGCACCATGCGCAACGACGACAACGACCTCTACCGGCCCAGCCGCCACGAAATCCTGGCCGCCCTGGGAATCAACGGTCTGGCCCTGGCTGCCCTGCTGGTTGCGGGTTATCTCACCCCAGACCTGCTGAGCATCCTGTTTCGCTGATTACTGCGCTCAGCACGAAAACAAGAAGGCCCCGGAGGGCGGCAACCCTCCGAGGCCGGACCAACCCCAAGGAGAAGCACCATGCAAGCACAAAACCCAGAAGTCAGTACCGAAAATGCTAGCACACCACGCTATGACACCATCGTCATCCGTGGTGCCCAAGGTAAAACGGTCCCCCGCGAGGCGGACGGCGGCGAGGTTATCGCCTGGAGCCGTGGCCATGAGCTGGCCGCGATGGATGCCCTGGAAACATTCGTCGGTGATCTGGCATCAGGGAGCCTGACTGACGATGAAACAATCATCACCCGGGCAACGGAGGTGCTCGACCTGATGACCCGCCGGCGCAAGCTCGGCTGGAGTGTAGCTGAGCAAGGGGGTGATGCATGATCCGTCGCACCCTCACCCATTTTCACTTCTGCTGTGGCCTTGGTGGCGGTGCCAAGGGATTCAATCGTGCCAAGCCGGTGGTGGGAAACATGCTGGCCGAGTGGCGTTGCCTCGGTGGAATCGACGTGGATCAGGCGGCCCTGCGCGACTTCGAGCGCCTGGCCGGCGTTCCCGGGACGCTGCTCGATCTGTTCACCCGTGACCAGTACAGCCGTTTCCATGGAGAGGAACCGCCAGCCGGATGGAGGGAGGCCACTGCCGAGGACGTTCGGCGTGCAGCGCGGAACGAGCGGCCCGATGCCGTGTTCATCAGCAGCCCCTGCAAGGGGGCGAGCGGCCTGCTGTCAGAGGCCACCAGCAAGACCCCGAAGTACCAAGCGCTGAACGAGCTGACCCTGCGCTGCATCTGGCTGATGGGCGAGGCCTGGGCCGATGATCCGGTGCCGTTGATCGTCTTCGAGAACGTACCGCGCCTGGCCACCCGGGGCCGTCATCTGCTGGACCAGATCGGCCGTCTGTTGGCCCACTACGGCTATGCCGTTGCCGAAACCACCCATGACTGCGGCGAGCTGGGCGGCCTGGCGCAGAGCCGCAAGCGCTTCCTGCTGGTCGCCCGCCATGTCGACAAGGTTCCACCGTTCCTGTACGAGCCGGAGAAGAAGAGCCTGCGGGCGGTCGGTGACATCCTCGGTCGCATGCCGCTACCCGGCGACATCGAGGCCGCCGGCCCGATGCACCGCGTGCCTGCGCTGCAGTGGAAGACGTGGGTACGCCTCGCCCTGGTACGCGCCGGCAGCGATTGGCGGAGTCTCAACGACTTGGCCGTCGTCGACGGGTACCTGCGCGACCTGGTGATCGTTCCGAAGTACCAGTCTGGCTACATGGGCGTGCACGGCTGGCATGACACCATGGGTACCATCGCCGGACGCTCAGGCCCTACCAATGGCGCGTTCTCCGTGGCCGATCCGCGCTACGCGCAGTCCGCACGCTGGAACTACGGGCAACAGTTCGGCGTCGTCGCCTGGAGCGAGACATCCGGTACCATCACCGGACAGAAATCGCCGGGGCAGGGGAAGTTCTCGATCGCAGATCCCCGCGTCCTCGATCGCACTCGGGGCGATGCCTATCTGACTGGCGGGCACTATGGCGTGGTGCGTTTCGACCAGGCGGCCGGGGCCGTTTCCGCCAGTGCACGGCACGACAACGGACGATGGAGCGTCGCCGATCCGCGCCTGCCGGAGGCGGATGAGCGTCTGACCTGTGTCATCGAGGCCCTTGATGGCACCTGGCACCGACCATTCACCACCCTGGAGCTGGCCGCGCTGCAGAGCCTGGTCGATCCAGAGGAGCAGCTGGTTCTGGATGGGCTGAGCGACAGCGATTGGCGCGAGCGCATCGGAAATGCCGTACCGCCGGCAGCAGCAGAGGCGATAGCCCATGTCATGGGGACCACGCTGCTGCTGGCCGAGGCCGGCGAAACCTTCATGCTATCGGCCATGCCGATCTGGGTGCGGCCGGTGGCGGTTGGGCTGAGCGTGGCGCAGCGGGAGGTGGCAGCATGAGCACCGCTCTGATTGCCCATGGCGGAGGGCGCATTGGTAAGTCGCTTCTGCCTCTACTCAACTACGCCATCCACAACGGCTGGAAGGCATCACGCACCAACGGCGGGCACCTGCGTTTCTCCAAGCCAGGACGCCCGATCATCCACACCTGCAGCACGCCAAGCGACTGGCGTGCCGTCCGCAACGCACTGGCCATGCTGGCTAGGGCCGATCGGGCATCCGTTCCCGAGGTGGCTCATGGTTGACCAGGACGAACGCCAACATATGCTCGAGTGCGAGGCCCGCACCTGGCTGCGCAAGGGATACAGCACCCCGGAGCGCATCGAGGAGCTGACCGAGCTGATCTCCAAGAAACGTGGCTATGCCTCGACCGAGCGTTTGATCGAGGAGATGCGCCGGCAGTGGCGCCGGCGCAATGAGTGGCTGACCTAGAAACTCGCGCTATCAATACTGGGCCCGGTAACGGGCCCTTTTGCATTGGGAGAACAGGGGCTCCAGTAGATTGCCCCTTTTCGGCTTTGCATGGGGAAGTACATGGCAGATGGAGTGGAGATCCGCGGCAATTCGTTGCGGGTCTATTTTCGTTACAACGGCGAGCTGTGTCGGGAGCAGATCCCAGGCGGCGCATCGCTTGCCAACCAGGAGCATGCCCGGCGACTGGTGGAGATCATCGAGTTCGAGATTCAGGCGGGTACGTTCGATTACGCCCGGCACTTCCCGGACTCGGCCCGGGTGAAAACCAACACACTGGGGCATTACATAGACCTGTGGCTGGACATCAAGCGCAACGATATGTCGGCCAGCGGGTTTCGGGGCTACCTGAGCCGCGTGGAGAACCACATCCGGCCGCGCTGGGGCGAGCAGCAGGCCGACAGAATCGACCACTTGGACCTGCAGCATTGGGTGCAGCGCGATCTGATGCCCACGCTGCACAACAAGACTGTGCGCGAGATCGTCAGTCACCTGCGCCAGATCTTCCGCCTGTACCGGACGCGCAACAAATCGGCCCATGACCCGACCGATGGGATCGTTATCAAGCTGCCAGATGCGGACGATCCGGACCCGTTTTCGCGTGACGAGATCCGCCAGATCCTCGAAACCGAAACCGAGCGCGCCCACGAGCTCAACATGATCGAGTTCATGCTCTGGACCGGCCCGCGCGTGAGCGAGGCCATGGCGCTGGCCTGGGAGGATGTCGACCTCGAAGCCGGTACGGTGGCATTCCGGCGGGCGAGGGTGCGCAGTCAGTACAAGGTGACCAAGACGCGGCGCTCGACGCGGCGGGTGGCGCTCCTGGCGCCAGCACTACGCGCGCTACGGGCGCAGGCGAAGTTGACCCAGCACCTGCCGCCGGTGGAGATCGAGTACACCGATCGGGACAACCGGACCAGGCGCAAGCAGAAGGTGAGGTTCGTGTTCCTGAACAGCGCGAGCGGCGAGCCGTATTCGACATCGGACACGCTGCGCAACGGCTGGTGGAAGTCTCACTTGAAGAAGGCGGGAGTGAGGCAGCGCGGGCCGAACCAGTGTCGGCATACGTTCGCCAGTCAGATGCTGAGCAGCGGTATCTCGCCGCCGGAGTGGATTGCCGATCAGATGGGGCACACGTCCACGGCGATGATTTTCAAGCACTACGCCAAGTGGATCAGCAAGGACGGCCCGGACTACCCGAGCCTGATCAACCAGGCGCTGAATCTGTCCTGATCAACCATCGCGGGGGCCCGTTCTGGGCTCCCCAGACCTAACCACGATTCCCAATTTGTTCCCATATCGCTCCCTTTTCTGGGTTCGCTTCTGAAAAGTGCAGGAAATTCAGTACGTTAGGTGGCGGAGGCGGTGAGATTCGAACTCACGGAAGAGTCTCCCCTTCGGCGGTTTTCAAGACCGCTGCCTTAAACCACTCGGCCACACCTCCGCATCTGTGCGGGCGGCAATCTTACCGGATCGTA